GATTTAAGTGAATAGCTTGGCTATCTCACTTCCCCTCGTTCTCTTGCAGAACTTTGATTTTAACGAACTTAAATAAAAGCCCTGTTGTTTAGCGTATCGTTGCACTTGTCTGGTGGGATTGTGGCATTAATTTGCCTGCTCATCTAGGCAGTGGACATATGCTCAACACTGGGTATAATTCTAATTGAATACTATTTTTCAGTTAGAGCGTCGTGTCTCTTGTACGTCTCGGTCACAATACACGGTTTCGTCCGGTGCGTGGCAATTCGGGGCACATCATGTCTTTCGTGGCTGGTGTGACCGCGCAAGGTGCGCGCGGTACGTATCGAGCAGCGCTCAACTCTGAAAAACATCAAGACCATGTGTCTCTAACTGTGCCACTCTGTGGTTCAGGAAACCTGGTTGAAAAACTTTCACCATGGTTCATGGATGGCGAAAATGCCTATGAAGTGGTGAAGGCCATGTTACTTAAAAAGGAGCCACTTCTCTATGTGCCCATCCGGCTGGCTGGACACACTAGACACCTCCCAGGTCCTCGTGTGTACCTGGTTGAGAGGCTCATTGCTTGTGAAAATCCATTCATGGTTAACCAATTGGCTTATAGCTCTAGTGCAAATGGCAGCCTGGTTGGCACAACTTTGCAGGGCAAGCCTATTGGTATGTTCTTCCCTTATGACATCGAACTTGTCACAGGAAAGCAAAATATTCTCCTGCGCAAGTATGGCCGTGGTGGTTATCACTACACCCCATTCCACTATGAGCGAGACAACACCTCTTGCCCTGAGTGGATGGACGATTTTGAGGCGGATCCTAAAGGCAAATATGCCCAGAATCTGCTTAAGAAGTTGATTGGCGGTGATGTCACTCCAGTTGACCAATACATGTGTGGCGTTGATGGAAAACCCATTAGTGCCTACGCATTTTTAATGGCCAAGGATGGAATAACCAAACTGGCTGATGTTGAAGCGGACGTCGCAGCACGTGCTGATGACGAAGGCTTCATCACATTAAAGAACAATCTATATAGATTGGTTTGGCATGTTGAGCGTAAAGACGTTCCATATCCTAAGCAATCTATTTTTACTATTAATAGTGTGGTCCAAAAGGATGGTGTTGAAAACACTCCTCCTCACTATTTTACTCTTGGATGCAAAATTTTAACGCTCACCCCACGCAACAAGTGGAGTGGCGTTTCTGACTTGTCCCTCAAACAAAAACTCCTTTACACCTTCTATGGTAAGGAGTCACTTGAGAACCCAACCTACATTTACCACTCCGCATTCATTGAGTGTGGAAGTTGTGGTAATGATTCCTGGCTTACAGGGAATGCTATCCAAGGGTTTGCCTGTGGATGTGGGGCATCATATACAGCTAATGATGTCGAAGTCCAATCATCTGGCATGATTAAGCCAAATGCTCTTCTTTGTGCTACTTGCCCCTTTGCTAAGGGTGATAGCTGTTCTTCTAATTGCAAACATTCAGTTGCTCAGTTGGTTAGTTACCTTTCTGAACGCTGTAATGTTATTGCTGATTCTAAGTCCTTCACACTTATCTTTGGTGGCGTAGCTTACGCCTACTTTGGATGTGAGGAAGGTACTATGTACTTTGTGCCTAGAGCTAAGTCTGTTGTCTCAAGGATTGGAGACTCCATCTTTACAGGCTGTACTGGCTCTTGGAACAAGGTCACTCAAATTGCTAACATGTTCTTGGAACAGACTCAGCATTCCCTTAACTTTGTGGGAGAGTTCGTTGTCAACGATGTTGTCCTCGCAATTCTCTCTGGAACCACAACTAATGTTGACAAAATACGCCAGCTTCTCAAAGGTGTCACCCTTGACAAGTTGCGTGATTATTTAGCTGACTATGACGTAGCAGTCACTGCCGGCCCATTCATGGATAATGCTATTAATGTTGGTGGTACAGGATTACAGTATGCCGCCATTACTGCACCTTATGTAGTTCTCACTGGCTTAGGTGAGTCCTTTAAGAAAGTTGCAACCATACCGTATAAGGTTTGCAACTCTGTTAAGGATACTCTGGCTTATTATGCTCACAGCGTGTTGTACAGAGTTTTTCCTTATGACATGGATTCTGGTGTGTCATCCTTTAGTGAACTACTTTTTGATTGCGTTGATCTTTCAGTAGCTTCTACCTATTTTTTAGTCCGCATCTTGCAAGATAAGACTGGCGACTTTATGTCTACAATTATTACTTCCTGCCAAACTGCTGTTAGTAAGCTTCTAGATACATGTTTTGAAGCTACAGAAGCAACATTTAACTTCTTGTTAGATTTGGCAGGATTGTTCAGAATCTTTCTCCGCAATGCCTATGTGTACACTTCACAAGGGTTTGTGGTGGTCAATGGCAAAGTTTCTACACTTGTCAAACAAGTGTTAGACTTGCTTAATAAGGGTATGCAACTTTTGCATACAAAGGTCTCCTGGGCTGGTTCTAAAATCATTGCTGTTATCTACAGCGGCAGGGAGTCTCTAATATTCCCATCGGGAACCTATTACTGTGTCACCACTAAGGCTAAGTCCGTTCAACAAGATCTTGACGTTATTTTGCCTGGTGAGTTTTCCAAGAAGCAGTTAGGACTGCTCCAACCTACTGACAATTCTACAACTGTTAGTGTTACTGTATCCAGTAACATGGTTGAAACTGTTGTGGGTCAACTTGAGCAAACTAATATGCATAGTCCTGATGTTATAGTAGGTGACTATGTCATTATTAGTGAAAAATTGTTTGTGCGTAGTAAGGAAGAAGACGGATTTGCCTTCTACCCTGCTTGCACTAATGGTCATGCTGTACCGACTCTCTTTAGACTTAAGGGAGGTGCACCTGTAAAAAAAGTAGCCTTTGGCGGTGATCAAGTACATGAGGTTGCTGCTGTAAGAAGTGTTACTGTCGAGTACAACATTCATGCTGTATTAGACACACTACTTGCTTCTTCTAGTCTTAGAACCTTTGTTGTAGATAAGTCTTTGTCAATTGAGGAGTTTGCTGACGTAGTAAAGGAACAAGTCTCAGACTTGCTTGTTAAATTACTGCGTGGAATGCCGATTCCAGATTTTGATTTAGACGATTTTATTGACGCACCATGCTATTGCTTTAACGCTGAGGGTGATGCATCCTGGTCTTCTACTATGATCTTCTCTCTTCACCCCGTCGAGTGTGACGAGGAGTGTTCTGAAGTAGAGGCTTCAGATTTAGAAGAAGGTGAATCAGAGTGCATTTCTGAGACTTCAACTGAACAAGTTGACGTTTCTCATGAGACTTCTGACGACGAGTGGGCTGCTGCAGTTGATGAAGCGTTCCCTCTCGATGAAGCAGAAGATGTTACTGAATCTGTGCAAGAAGAAGCACAACCAGTAGAAGTACCTGTTGAAGATATTGCGCAGGTTGTCATAGCTGACACCTTACAGGAAACTCCTGTTGTGCCTGATACTGTTGAAGTCCCACCGCAAGTGGTGAAACTTCCGTCTGCACCTCAGACTATCCAGCCCGAGGTAAAAGAAGTTGCACCTGTCTATGAGGCTGATACCGAACAGACACAGAATGTTACTGTTAAACCTAAGAGGTTACGCAAAAAGCGTAATGTTGACCCTTTGTCCAATTTTGAACATAAGGTTATTACAGAGTGCGTTACCATAGTTTTAGGTGACGCAATTCAAGTAGCCAAGTGCTATGGGGAGTCTGTGTTAGTTAATGCTGCTAACACACATCTTAAGCATGGCGGTGGTATCGCTGGTGCTATTAATGCGGCTTCAAAAGGGGCTGTCCAAAAAGAGTCAGATGAGTATATTCTGGCTAAAGGGCCGTTACAAGTAGGAGATTCAGTTCTCTTGCAAGGCCATTCTCTAGCTAAGAATATCCTGCATGTCGTAGGCCCAGATGCCCGCGCTAAACAGGATGTTTCTCTCCTTAGTAAGTGCTATAAGGCTATGAATGCATATCCTCTTGTAGTCACTCCTCTTGTTTCAGCAGGCATATTTGGTGTAAAACCAGCTGTGTCTTTTGATTATCTTATTAGGGAGGCTAAGACTAGAGTTTTAGTCGTCGTTAATTCCCAAGATGTCTATAAGAGTCTTACCATAGTTGACATTCCACAGAGTTTGACTTTTTCATATGATGGGTTACGTGGCGCAATACGTAAAGCTAAAGATTATGGTTTTACTGTTTTTGTGTGCACAGACAACTCTGCTAACACTAAAGTTCTTAGGAACAAGGGTGTTGATTATACTAAGAAGTTTCTTACAGTTGACGGTGTGCAATATTATTGCTACACGTCTAAGGACACTTTAGATGATATCTTACAACAGGCTAATAAGTCTGTTGGTATTATATCTATGCCTTTGGGATATGTGTCTCATGGTTTAGACTTAATGCAAGCAGGGAGTGTCGTGCGTAGAGTTAACGTGCCCTACGTGTGTCTCCTAGCTAATAAAGAGCAAGAAGCTATTTTGATGTCTGAAGACGTTAAGTTAAACCCTTCAGAAGATTTTATAAAGCACGTCCGCACTAATGGTGGTTACAATTCTTGGCATTTAGTCGAGGGTGAACTATTGGTGCAAGACTTACGCTTAAATAAGCTCCTGCATTGGTCTGATCAAACCATATGCTACAAGGATAGTGTGTTTTATGTTGTAAAGAATAGTACAGCTTTTCCATTTGAAACACTTTCAGCATGTCGTGCGTATTTGGATTCACGCACGACACAGCAGTTAACAATCGAAGTCTTAGTGACTGTCGATGGTGTAAATTTTAGAACAGTCGTTCTAAATAATAAGAACACTTATAGATCACAGCTTGGATGCGTTTTCTTTAATGGTGCTGATATTTCTGACACCATTCCTGATGAGAAACAGAATGGTCACAGTTTATATCTAGCAGACAATTTGACTGCTGATGAAACAAAGGCGCTTAAAGAGTTATATGGCCCCGTTGATCCTACTTTCTTACACAGATTCTATTCACTTAAGGCTGCAGTCCATGGGTGGAAGATGGTTGTGTGTGATAAGGTACGTTCTCTCAAATTGAGTGATAATAATTGTTATCTTAATGCAGTTATTATGACACTTGATTTATTGAAGGACATTAAATTTGTTATACCTGCTCTACAGCATGCATTTATGAAACATAAGGGCGGTGATTCAACTGACTTCATAGCCCTCATTATGGCTTATGGCAATTGCACATTTGGTGCTCCAGATGATGCCTCTCGGTTACTTCATACCGTGCTTGCAAAGGCTGAGTTATGCTGTTCTGCACGCATGGTTTGGAGAGAGTGGTGCAATGTCTGTGGCATAAAAGATGTTGTTCTACAAGGCTTAAAAGCTTGTTGTTACGTGGGTGTGCAAACTGTTGAAGATCTGCGTGCTCGCATGACATATGTATGCCAGTGTGGTGGTGAACGTCATCGGCAATTAGTCGAACACACCACCCCCTGGTTGCTGCTCTCAGGCACACCAAATGAAAAATTGGTGACAACCTCCACGGCGCCTGATTTTGTAGCATTTAATGTCTTTCAGGGCATTGAAACGGCTGTTGGCCATTATGTTCATGCTCGCCTGAAGGGTGGTCTTATTTTAAAGTTTGACTCTGGCACCGTTAGCAAGACTTCAGACTGGAAGTGCAAGGTGACAGATGTACTTTTCCCCGGCCAAAAATACAGTAGCGATTGTAATGTCGTACGGTATTCTTTGGACGGTAATTTCAGAACAGAGGTTGATCCCGACCTATCTGCTTTCTATGTTAAGGATGGTAAATACTTTACAAGTGAACCACCCGTAACATATTCACCAGCTACAATTTTAGCTGGTAGTGTCTACACTAATAGCTGCCTTGTATCGTCTGATGGACAACCTGGCGGTGATGCTATTAGTTTGAGTTTTAATAACCTTTTAGGGTTTGATTCTAGTAAACCAGTCACTAAGAAATACACTTACTCCTTCTTGCCTAAAGAAGACGGCGATGTGTTGTTGGCTGAGTTTGACACTTATGACCCTATTTATAAGAATGGTGCCATGTATAAAGGCAAACCAATTCTTTGGGTCAATAAAGCATCTTATGATACTAATCTTAATAAGTTCAATAGAGCTAGTTTGCGTCAAATTTTTGACGTAGCCCCCATTGAACTCGAAAATAAATTCACACCTTTGAGTGTGGAGTCTACACCAGTTGAACCTCCAACTGTAGATGTGGTAGCACTTCAACAGGAAATGACAATTGTCAAATGTAAGGGTTTAAATAAACCTTTCGTGAAGGACAATGTCAGTTTCGTTGCTGATGATTCAGGTACTCCCGTTGTTGAGTATCTGTCTAAAGAAGACCTACATACATTGTATGTAGACCCTAAGTATCAAGTCATTGTCTTAAAAGACAATGTACTTTCTTCTATGCTTAGATTGCACACCGTTGAGTCAGGTGATATTAACGTTGTTGCAGCTTCCGGATCTTTGACACGTAAAGTGAAGTTACTATTTAGGGCTTCATTTTATTTCAAAGAATTTGCTACCCGCACTTTCACTGCTACCACTGCTGTAGGTAGTTGTATAAAGAGTGTAGTGCGGCATCTAGGTGTTACTAAAGGCATATTGACAGGCTGTTTTAGTTTTGCCAAGATGTTATTTATGCTTCCACTAGCTTACTTTAGTGATTCAAAACTCGGCACCACAGAGGTTAAAGTGAGTGCTTTGAAAACAGCCGGCGTTGTGACAGGTAATGTTGTAAAACAGTGTTGCACTGCTGCTGTTGATTTAAGTATGGATAAGTTGCGCCGTGTGGATTGGAAATCAACCCTACGGTTGTTACTTATGTTATGCACAACTATGGTATTGTTGTCTTCTGTGTATCACTTGTATGTCTTCAATCAGGTCTTATCAAGTGATGTTATGTTTGAAGATGCCCAAGGTTTGAAAAAGTTCTACAAAGAAGTTAGAGCTTACCTAGGAATCTCTTCTGCTTGTGACGGTCTTGCTTCAGCTTATAGGGCGAATTCCTTTGATGTACCTACATTCTGCGCAAACCGTTCTGCAATGTGTAATTGGTGCTTGATTAGCCAAGATTCCATAACTCACTACCCAGCTCTTAAGATGGTTCAAACACATCTTAGCCACTATGTTCTTAACATAGATTGGTTGTGGTTTGCATTTGAGACTGGTTTGGCATACATGCTCTATACCTCGGCCTTCAACTGGTTGTTGTTGGCAGGTACATTGCATTATTTCTTTGCACAGACTTCCATATTTGTAGACTGGCGGTCATACAATTATGCTGTGTCTAGTGCCTTCTGGTTATTCACCCACATTCCAATGGCGGGTTTGGTACGAATGTATAATTTGTTAGCATGCCTTTGGCTTTTACGCAAGTTTTATCAGCATGTAATCAATGGTTGCAAAGATACGGCATGCTTGCTCTGCTATAAGAGGAACCGACTTACTAGAGTTGAAGCTTCTACCGTTGTCTGTGGTGGAAAACGTACGTTTTATATCACAGCAAATGGCGGTATTTCATTCTGTCGTAGGCATAATTGGAATTGTGTGGATTGTGACACTGCAGGTGTGGGGAATACCTTCATCTGTGAAGAAGTCGCAAATGACCTCACTACCGCCCTACGCAGGCCTATTAACGCTACGGATAGATCACATTATTATGTGGATTCCGTTACAGTTAAAGAGACTGTTGTTCAGTTTAATTATCGTAGAGACGGTCAACCATTCTACGAGCGGTTTCCCCTCTGCGCTTTTACAAATCTAGATAAGTTGAAGTTCAAAGAGGTCTGTAAAACTACTACTGGTATACCTGAATACAACTTTATCATCTACGACTCATCAGATCGTGGCCAGGAAAGTTTAGCTAGGTCTGCATGTGTTTATTATTCTCAAGTCTTGTGTAAATCAATTCTTTTGGTTGACTCAAGTTTGGTTACTTCTGTTGGTGATTCTAGTGAAATCGCCACTAAAATGTTTGATTCCTTTGTTAATAGTTTCGTCTCGCTGTATAATGTCACACGCGATAAGTTGGAAAAACTTATCTCTACTGCTCGTGATGGCGTAAGGCGAGGCGATAACTTCCATAGTGTCTTAACAACATTCATTGACGCAGCACGAGGCCCCGCAGGTGTGGAGTCTGATGTTGAGACCAATGAAATTGTTGACTCTGTGCAGTATGCTCATAAACATGACATACAAATTACTAATGAGAGCTACAATAATTATGTACCCTCATATGTTAAACCTGATAGTGTGTCTACCAGCGATTTAGGTAGTCTCATTGATTGTAATGCGGCTTCAGTTAACCAAATTGTCTTGCGTAATTCTAATGGTGCTTGCATTTGGAACGCTGCTGCATATATGAAACTCTCGGATGCACTTAAACGACAGATTCGCATTGCATGCCGTAAGTGTAATTTAGCTTTCCGGTTAACCACCTCAAAGCTACGCGCTAATGATAATATCTTATCAGTTAGATTCACTGCTAACAAAATTGTTGGTGGTGCTCCTACATGGTTTAATGCGTTGCGTGACTTTACGTTAAAGGGTTATGTTCTTGCTACCATTATTGTGTTTCTGTGTGCTGTACTGATGTATTTGTGTTTACCTACATTTTCTATGGCACCTGTTGAATTTTATGAAGACCGCATCTTGGACTTTAAAGTTCTTGATAATGGTATCATTAGGGATGTAAATCCTGATGATAAGTGCTTTGCTAATAAGCACCGGTCCTTCACACAATGGTATCATGAGCATGTTGGTGGTGTCTATGACAACTCTATCACATGCCCATTGACAGTTGCAGTAATTGCTGGAGTTGCTGGTGCTCGCATTCCAGACGTACCTACTACATTGGCTTGGGTGAACAATCAGATAATTTTCTTTGTTTCTCGAGTCTTTGCTAATACAGGCAGTGTTTGCTACACTCCTATAGATGAGATACCCTATAAGAGTTTCTCTGATAGTGGTTGCATTCTTCCATCTGAGTGCACTATGTTTAGGGATGCAGAGGGCCGTATGACACCATACTGCCATGATCCTACTGTTTTGCCTGGGGCTTTTGCGTACAGTCAGATGAGGCCTCATGTTCGTTACGACTTGTATGATGGTAACATGTTTATTAAATTTCCTGAAGTAGTATTTGAAAGTACACTTAGGATTACTAGAACTCTGTCAACTCAGTACTGCCGGTTCGGTAGTTGTGAGTATGCACAAGAGGGTGTTTGTATTACCACAAATGGCTCGTGGGCCATTTTTAATGACCACCATCTTAATAGACCTGGTGTCTATTGTGGCTCTGATTTTATTGACATTGTCAGGCGGTTAGCAGTATCACTGTTCCAGCCTATTACTTATTTCCAATTGACTACCTCATTGGTCTTGGGTATAGGTTTGTGTGCGTTCCTGACTTTGCTCTTCTATTATATTAATAAAGTAAAACGTGCTTTTGCAGATTACACCCAGTGTGCTGTAATTGCTGTTGTTGCTGCTGTTCTTAATAGCTTGTGCATCTGCTTTGTTACCTCTATACCATTGTGTATAGTACCTTACACTGCATTGTACTATTATGCTACATTCTATTTTACTAATGAGCCTGCATTTATTATGCATGTTTCTTGGTACATTATGTTCGGGCCTATCGTTCCCATATGGATGACCTGCGTCTATACAGTTGCAATGTGCTTTAGACACTTCTTCTGGGTTTTAGCTTATTTTAGTAAGAAACATGTAGAAGTTTTTACTGATGGTAAGCTTAATTGTAGTTTCCAGGACGCTGCCTCTAATATCTTTGTTATTAACAAGGACACTTATGCAGCTCTTAGAAACTCTTTAACTAATGATGCCTATTCACGATTTTTGGGGTTGTTTAACAAGTATAAGTACTTCTCTGGTGCTATGGAAACAGCCGCTTATCGTGAAGCTGCAGCATGTCATCTTGCTAAAGCCTTACAAACATACAGCGAGACTGGTAGTGATCTTCTTTACCAACCACCCAACTGTAGCATAACCTCTGGCGTGTTGCAAAGCGGTTTGGTGAAAATGTCACATCCCAGTGGAGATGTTGAGGCTTGTATGGTTCAGGTTACCTGCGGTAGCATGACTCTTAATGGTCTTTGGCTTGACAACACAGTCTGGTGCCCACGACACGTAATGTGCCCGGCTGACCAGTTGTCTGATCCTAATTATGATGCCTTGTTGATTTCTATGACTAATCATAGTTTCAGTGTGCAAAAACACATTGGCGCTCCAGCAAACTTGCGTGTTGTTGGTCATGCCATGCAAGGCACTCTTTTGAAGTTGACTGTCGATGTTGCTAACCCTAGCACTCCAGCCTACACTTTTACAACAGTGAAACCTGGCGCAGCATTTAGTGTGTTAGCATGCTATAATGGTCGTCCGACTGGTACATTCACTGTTGTAATGCGCCCTAACTACACAATTAAGGGTTCCTTTCTGTGTGGTTCTTGTGGTAGTGTTGGTTACACCAAGGAGGGTAGTGTGATCAATTTCTGTTACATGCATCAAATGGAACTTGCTAATGGTACACATACCGGTTCAGCATTTGATGGTACTATGTATGGTGCCTTTATGGATAAACAAGTGCACCAAGTTCAGTTAACAGACAAATACTGCAGTGTTAATGTAGTAGCTTGGCTTTACGCAGCAATACTTAATGGTTGCGCTTGGTTTGTAAAACCTAATCGCACTAGTGTTGTTTCTTTTAATGAATGGGCTCTTGCCAACCAATTCACTGAATTTGTTGGCACTCAATCCGTTGACATGTTAGCTGTCAAAACAGGCGTTGCTATTGAACAGCTGCTTTATGCGATCCAACAACTGTATACTGGGTTCCAGGGAAAGCAAATCCTTGGCAGTACCATGTTGGAAGATGAATTCACACCTGAGGATGTTAATATGCAGATTATGGGTGTGGTTATGCAGAGTGGTGTGAGAAAAGTTACATATGGTACTGCGCATTGGTTGTTTGCGACCCTTGTCTCAACCTATGTGATAATCTTACAAGCCACTAAATTTACTTTGTGGAACTACTTGTTTGAGACTATTCCCACACAGTTGTTCCCACTCTTATTTGTGACTATGGCCTTCGTTATGTTGTTGGTTAAACACAAACACACCTTTTTGACACTTTTCTTGTTGCCTGTGGCTATTTGTTTGACTTATGCAAACATAGTCTACGAGCCCACTACTCCCATTTCGTCAGCGCTGATTGCAGTTGCAAATTGGCTTGCCCCCACTAATGCTTATATGCGCACTACACATACTGATATTGGTGTCTACATTAGTATGTCACTTGTATTAGTCATTGTAGTGAAGAGATTGTACAACCCATCACTTTCTAACTTTGCGTTAGCATTGTGCAGTGGTGTAATGTGGTTGTACACTTATAGCATTGGAGAAGCCTCAAGCCCCATTGCCTATCTGGTTTTTGTCACTACACTCACTAGTGATTATACGATTACAGTCTTTGTTACTGTCAACCTTGCAAAAGTTTGCACTTATGCCATCTTTGCTTACTCACCACAGCTTACACTTGTGTTTCCGGAAGTGAAGATGATACTTTTATTATACACATGTTTAGGTTTCATGTGTACTTGCTATTTTGGTGTCTTCTCTCTTTTGAACCTTAAGCTTAGAGCACCTATGGGTGTCTATGACTTTAAGGTCTCAACACAAGAGTTCAGATTCATGACTGCTAACAATCTAACTGCACCTAGAAATTCTTGGGAGGCTATGGCTCTGAACTTTAAGTTAATAGGTATTGGCGGTACACCTTGTATAAAGGTTGCTGCTATGCAGTCTAAACTTACAGATCTTAAATGCACATCTGTGGTTCTCCTCTCTGTGCTCCAACAGTTACACTTAGAGGCTAATAGTAGGGCCTGGGCTTTCTGTGTTAAATGCCATAATGATATATTGGCAGCAACAGACCCCAGTGAGGCTTTCGAGAAATTCGTAAGTCTCTTTGCTACTTTAATGACTTTTTCTGGTAATGTAGATCTTGATGCGTTAGCTAGTGATATTTTTGACACTCCTAGCGTACTTCAAGCTACTCTTTCTGAGTTTTCACACTTAGCTACCTTTGCTGAGTTGGAAGCTGCGCAGAAAGCCTATCAGGAAGCTATGGACTCTGGTGACACCTCACCACAAGTTCTTAAGGCTTTGCAGAAGGCTGTTAATATAGCTAAAAACGCCTATGAGAAGGATAAGGCAGTGGCCCGTAAGTTAGAACGTATGGCTGATCAGGCTATGACTTCTATGTATAAGCAAGCACGTGCTGAAGACAAGAAAGCAAAAATTGTCAGTGCTATGCAAACTATGTTGTTTGGTATGATTAAGAAGCTCGACAACGATGTTCTTAATGGTATCATTTCTAACGCTAGGAATGGTTGTATACCTCTTAGTGTCATCCCACTGTGTGCTTCAAATAAACTTCGCGTTGTAATTCCTGACTTCACCGTCTGGAATCAGGTAGTCACATATCCCTCGCTTAACTACGCTGGGGCTTTGTGGGACATTACAGTTATAAACAATGTGGACAATGAAATTGTTAAGTCTTCAGATGTTGTAGACAGCAATGAAAATTTAACATGGCCACTTGTTTTAGAATGCACTAGGGCATCCACTTCTGCCGTTAAGTTGCAAAATAATGAGATCAAACCTTCAGGTCTAAAAACCATGGTTGTGTCTGCGGGTCAAGAGCAAACTAACTGTAATACTAGTTCCTTAGCTTATTACGAACCTGTGCAGGGTCGTAAAATGCTGATGGCTCTTCTTTCTGATAATGCCTATCTCAAATGGGCGCGTGTTGAAGGTAAGGACGGATTTGTCAGTGTAGAGCTACAACCTCCTTGCAAATTCTTGATTGCGGGACCAAAAGGACCTGAAATCCGATATCTCTATTTTGTTAAAAATCTTAACAACCTTCATCGCGGGCAAGTGTTAGGGCACATTGCTGCGACTGTTAGATTGCAAGCTGGTTCTAACACCGAGTTTGCCTCTAATTCCTCGGTGTTGTCACTTGTTAACTTCACCGTTGATCCTCAAAAAGCTTATCTCGATTTCGTCAATGCGGGAGGTGCCCCATTGACAAATTGTGTTAAGATGCTTACTCCTAAAACTGGTACAGGTATAGCTATATCTGTTAAACCAGAGAGTACAGCTGATCAAGAGACTTATGGTGGAGCTTCAGTGTGTCTCTATTGCCGTGCGCATATAGAACATCCTGATGTCTCTGGTGTTTGTAAATATAAGGGTAAGTTTGTCCAAATCCCTGCTCAGTGTGTCCGTGACCCTGTGGGATTTTGTTTGTCAAATACCCCCTGTAATGTCTGTCAATATTGGATTGGATATGGGTGCAATTGTGACTCGCTTAGGCAAGCAGCACTGCCCCAATCTAAAGATTCCAATTTTTTAAACGAGTCCGGGGTTCTATTGTAAATGCCCGAATAGAACCCTGTTCAAGTGGTTTGTCCACTGATGTCGTCTTTAGGGCATTTGACATCTGCAACTATAAGGCTAAGGTTGCTGGTATTGGAAAATACTACAAGACTAATACTTGTAGGTTTGTAGAATTAGATGACCAAGGGCATCATTTAGACTCCTATTTTGTCGTTAAGAGGCATACTATGGAGAATTATGAACTAGAGAAGCACTGTTACGACTTGTTACGTGACTGTGATGCTGTAGCTCCCCATGATTTCTTCATCTTTGATGTAGACAAAGTTAAAACACCTCATATTGTACGTCAGCGTTTAACTGAGTACACTATGATGGATCTTGTATATGCCCTGAGGCACTTTGATCAAAATAGCGAAGTGCTTAAGGCTATCTTAGTGAAGTATGGTTGCTGTGATGTTACCTACTTTGAAAATAAACTCTGGTTTGATTTTGTTGAAAATCCCAGTGTTATTGGTGTTTATCATAAACTTGGAGAACGTGTACGCCAAGCTATCTTAAACACTGTTAAATTTTGTGACCACATGGTCAAGGCTGGTTTAGTCGGTGTGCTCACACTAGACAACCAGGACCTTAATGGCAAGTGGTATGATTTTGGTGACTTCGTAATCACTCAACCTGGTTCAGGAGTAGCTATAGTTGATAGCTACTATTCTTATTTGATGCCTGTGCTCTCAATGACCGATTGTCTGGCCGCTGAGACACATAGGGATTGTGATTTTAATAAACCACTCATTGAGTGGCCACTTACTGAGTATGATTTTACTGATTATAAGGTACAACTCTTTGAGAAGTACTTTAAATATTGGGATCAGACGTATCACGCAAATTGCGTTAATTGTACTGATGACCGTTGTGTGTTACATTGTGCTAATTTCAATGTATTGTTTGCTATGACCATGCCTAAGACTTGTTTCGGACCCATAGTCCGAAAGATCTTTGTTGATGGCGTGCCATTTGTAGTATCTTGTGGTTATCACTACAAAGAATTAGGTTTAGTCATGAATATGGATGTTAGTCTCCATAGACATAGGCTCTCTCTTAAGGAGTTGATGATGTATGCCGCTGATCCAGCCATGCACATTGCCTCCTCTAACGCTTTTCTTGATTTGAGGACATCATGTTTTAGTGTCGCTGCACTTACAACTGGTTTGACTTTTCAAACTGTGCGGCCTGGCAATTTTAACCAAGACTTCTATGATTTCGTGGTATCTAAAGGTTTCTTTAAGGAGGGCTCTTCAGTGACGCTCAAACATTTTTTCTTTGCTCAAGATGGTAATGCTGCTATTACAGATTATAATTACTATTCTTATAATCTGCCTACTATGTGTGACATCAAACAAATGTTGTTCTGCATGGAAGTTGTAAACAAGTACTTCGAAATCTATGACGGTGGTTGTCTTAATGCTTCTGAAGTGGTTGTTAATAATTTAGACAAGAGTGCTGGCCATCCTTTTAATAAGTTTGGCAAAGCTCGTGTCTATTATGAGAGCATGTCTTACCAGGAGCAAGATGAACTTTTTGCCATGACAAAGCGTAACGTCATTCCTACCATGACTCAAATGAATCTAAAATATGCTATTAGTGCTAAGAATAGAGCTCGCACTGTTGCAGGCGTGTCCATACTTAGCACAATGACTAATCGCCAGTACCATCAGAAAATGCTTAAGTCCATGGCTGCAACTCGTGGAGCGACTTGCGTCATTGGTACTACAAAGTTCTACGGTGGCTGGGATTTCATGCTTAAAACATTGTACAAAGATGTTGATAATCCGCATCTTATGGGTTGGGATTACCCTAAGTGTGATAGAGCTATGCCTAATATGTGTAGAATCTTCGCTTCACTCATATTAGCTCGTAAACATGGCACTTGTTGTACTACAAGGGACAGATTTTATCGCTTGGCAAATGAGTGTGCTCAGGTGCTAAGCGAATATGTTCTATGTGGTGGTGGTTACTACGTCAAACCTGGAGGTACCAGTAGCGGAGATGCCACCACTGCATATGCCAATAGTGTCTTTAACATTTTGCAGGCGACAACTGCTAATGTCAGTGCACTTATGGGTGCTAATGGCAACAAGATTGTTGACAAAGAAGTTAAAGACATGCAGTTTGATTTGTATGTCAATGTTTACAGGAGCACTAGCCCAGACCCCAAATTTGTTGATAAATACTATGCTTTTCTTAATAAGCACTTTTCTATGATGATACTGTCTGATGACGGTGTCGTTTGCTATAATAGTGATTATGCAGCTAAGGGTTACATTGCTGGAATACAGAATTTTAAGGAAACGCTGTATTATCAGAACAATGTCTTTATGTCTGAAGCTAAATGCTGGGTGGAAACCGATCTGAAGAAAGGGCCACATGAATTCTGTTCACAGCATACGCTTTATATTAAGGATGGCGACGATGGTTACTTCCTTCCTTATCCAGACCCTTCAAGAATTTTGTCTGCCGGTTGCTTTGTAGATGATATCGTTAAGACTGACGGTACACTCATGGTAGAGCGGTTTGTGTCTTTGGCTATAGATGCTTACCCTCTCACAAAGCATGAAGATATAGAATACCAGAATGTATTCTGGGTCTACTTACAGTATATAGAAAAACTGTATAAAGACCTTACAGGACACATGCTTGACAGTTATTCTGTCATGCTATGTGGTGATAATTCTGCTAAGTTTTGGGAAGAGGCATTCTATAGAGATCTCTATAGTTCGCCTACCACTTTGCAGGCTGTCGGTTCATGCGTTGTATGCCATTCACAGACTTCCCTACGCTGTGGGACATGCATCCGTAGACCATTTCTCTGCTGTAAATGCTGCTATGATCATGTTATAGCAACTCCACATAAGATGGTTTTGTCTGTTTCTCCTTACGTTTGTAATGCCCCTGGTTGTGGCGTTTCAGACGTTACTAAGCTATATTTAGGTGGTATGAGCTACTTTTGTGTAGATCATAGACCTGTGTGTAGTTTTCCACTTTGCGCTAATGGTCTTGTATTCGGCTTATACAAGAATATGTGCACAGGTAGTCCTTCTATAGTTGAATTTAATAGGTTGGCTACCTGTGACTGGACTGAAAGTGGTGATTACACCCTTGCCAATACTACAACAGAACCACTCAAACTTTTTGCTGCTGAGACTTTACGTGCCACTGAAGAGGCGTCTAAGCAGTCTTATGCTATTGCCACCATCAAAGAAATTGTTGGTGAGCGCCAACTATTACTTGTGTGGGAGGCTGGCAAGTCCAAACCACCACTCAATCGTAATTATGTTTTTACTGGTTATCATATAACCAAAAATAGTAAAGTGCAGCTCGGTGAGTACATTTTCGAGCGCATTGATTATAGTGATGCTGTATCCTACAAGTCTAGTACAACGTATAAACTGACTGTAGGTGACATCTTCGTACTTACCTCTCACTCTGTGGCTACCTTGACGGCGCCCACAATTGTGAATCAAGAGAGGTATGTTAAAATTACTGGGTTGTACCCAACCATTACGGTACCTGAAGAGTTCGCAAGTCATGTTGCCAACTTCCAAAAATCAGGTTATAGTAAATATGTCACTGTTCAGGGACCACCTGGCACTGGCAAAAGTCATTTTGCTATAGGGTTAGCGATTTACTACCCTACAGCACGTGTTGTTTATACAGCATGTTCACACGCAGCTGTTGATGCTTTGTGTGAAAAAGCTTTTAAATATTTGAACATTGCTAAATGTTCCCGTATCATTCCTGCAAAGGCACGTGTTGAGTGCTATGACAGGTTTAAAGTTAATGAGACAAATTCTCAATATTTGTTTAGTACTATTAATGCTCTACCAGAAACTTCTGCCGATATTCTGGTGGTTGATGAGGTTAGTATGTGCACTAATTATGATCTTTCAATTATTAATGCACGTATTAAAGCTAAGCACATTGTCTATGTAGGAGATCCAGCACAGTTGCCAGCTCCTAGGACTTTGTTGACTAGAGGCACATTGGAACCAGAAAATTTCAATAGTGTCACTAGATTGATGTGTAACTTAGGTCCTGACATATTTTTAAGTATGTGCTACAGGTGTCCTAAGGAAATAGTAAGCACTGTGAGCGCTCTTGTCTACAATAATAAATTGTTAGCCAAGAAGGAGCTTTCAGGCCAGTGCTTTAAAATACTCTATAAGGGCAATGTGACGCATGATGCTAGCTCTGCCATTAATAGACCACAACTCACATTTGTGAAGAATTTTATTACTGCCAATCCGGCATGGAGTAAGGCAGTCTTTATTTCGCCTTACAATTCACAGAATGCTGTGTCTCGTTCAATGCTGGGTCTTACCACTCAGACTGTTGATTCCTCACAGGGTTCAGAATACCAGTACGTTATCTTCTGTCAAACAGCAGATACGGCACATGCTAACAACATTAACAGATTTAATGTTGCAATCACTCGTGCCCAAAAAGGTATTCTTTGTGTTATGACATCTCAGGCACTCTTTGAGTCCTTAGAGTTTACTGAATTGTCTTTTACTAATTACAAGCTCCAGTCTCAGATTGTAACTGGCCTTTTTAAAGATTGCTCTAGAGAAACTTCTGGCCTCTCACCTGCTTATGCACCAACATATGTTAGTGTTGATGACAAGTATAAGACGAGTGATGAGCTTTGCGTGAATCTTAATTTACCCGCAAATGTCCCATACTCTCGTGTTATTTCCAGGATGGGCTTTAAACTCGATGCAACAGTTCCTGGATATCCTAAGCTTTTCATTACTCGTGAAGAGGCTGTAAGGCAAGTTCGAAGCTGGATAGGCTTCGATGTTGAGGGTGCTCATGCTTCCCGTAATGCATGTGGCACCAATGTGCCTCTACAATTAGGATTTTCAACTGGTGTGAACTTTGTTGTTCAGCCAGTTGGTGTTGTAGACACTGAGTGGGGTAACATGTTAACGGGCATTGCTGCACGTCCTCCACCAGGTGAACAGTTTAAGCACCTCGTGCCTCTTATGCATAAGGGGGCTGCGTGGCCTATTGTTAGACGACGTATAGTGCAAATGTTGTCAGACACTTTAGACAAATTGTCTGATTACTGTACGTTTGTTTGTTGGGCTCATGGCTTTGAATTAACGTCTGCATCATACTTTTGCAAGATAGGTAAGGAACAGAAGTGTTGCATGTGCAATAGACGCGCTGCAGCGTACTCTTCACCTCTGCAATCTTATGCCTGCTGGACTCATTCCTGCGGTTATGATTATGTCTACAACCCTTTCTTTGTCGATGTTCAACAGTGGGGTTATGTAGGCAATCTTGCTACTAATCACGATCGTTATTGCTCTGTCCATCAAGGAGCTCATGTGGCTTCTAATGATGCAATAATGACTCGTTGTTTAGCTATTCATTCTTGTTTTATAGAACGTGTGGATTGGGATATAGAGTATCCTTATATCTCACATGAAAAGAAATTGAATTCCTGTTGTAGAATCGTTGAGCGCAACGTCGTACGTGCTGCTCTTCTTGCCGGTTCATTTGACAAAGTCTATGATATTGGCAATCCTAAAGGAATTCCTATTGTTGATGACCCTGTGGTTGATTGGCATTATTTTGATGCACAGCCCTTGACCAGGAAGGTACAACAGCTTTTCTATACAGAGGACATGGCCTCAAGATTTGCTGATGGGCTCTGCTTATTTTGGAACTGTAATGTACCAAAATATCCTAATAATGCAATTGTATGCAGGTTTGACACACGTGTGCATTCTGAGTTCAATTTGCCAGGTTGTGATGGCGGTAGTTTGTATGTTAACAAGCACGCTTTTCATACACCAGCATATGATGTGAGTGCATTCCGTGATCTGAAACCTTTACCATTCTTTTATTATTCTACTACACCATGTGAAGTGCATGGTAATGGTAGTATGATAGAGGATATTGATTATGTACCCCTAAAATCTGCAGTCTGTATTACAGCTTGTAATTTAGGGGGCGCTGTTTGTAGGAAGCATGCTACAGAGTACAGAGAGTATATGGAAGCATATAATCTTGTCTCTGCATCAGGTTTCCGCCTTTGGTGTTATAAGACCTTTGATATTTATAATCTCTGGTCTACTTTTACAAAAGTTCAAGGTTTGGAAAACATTGCTTTTAATGTTGTTAAACAAGGCCATTTTATTGGTGTTGAGGGTGAACTACCTGTAGCTGTAGTCAATGATAAGATCTTCACCAAGAGTGGCGTTAATGACATTTGTATGTTTGAGAATAAAACCACTTTGCCTACTAATATAGCTTTTGAACTCTATGCTAAGCGTGCTGTACGCTCGCATCCCGATTTCAAATTGCTACACAATTTACAAGCAGACATTTGCTACAAGTTCGTCCTTTGGGATTATGAACGTAGCAATATTTATGGTACTGCTACTATTGGTGTATGTAAGTACACTGATATTGATGTTAATTCAGCTTTGAATATATGTTTTGACATACGCGATAATTGTTCATTGGAGAAGTTCATGTCTACTCCCAATGCCATCTTTATTTCTGATAGAAAAATCAAGAAATACCCTTGTATGGTAGGTCCTGATTATGCTTACTTCAATGGTGCTATCATCCGTGATAGTGATGTTGTTAAACAACCAGTGAAGTTCTACTTGTATAAGAAAGTCAATAATGAGTTTATTGATCCTACTGAGTGTATTTACACTCAGAGTCGCTCTTGTAGTGACTTCCTACCCCTTTCTGACATGGAGAAAGACTTTCTATCTTTTGATAGTGATGTTTTCATTAAGAAGTATGGCTTGGAAAACTATGCTTTTGAGCACGTAGTCTATGGAGACTTCTCTCATACTACGTTAGGCGGTCTTCACTTGCTTATTGGTTTATACAAGAAGCAACAGGAAGGTCATATTATTATGGAAGAAATGCTAAAAGGTAGCTCAACTATTCATAACTATTTTATTACTGAGACTAACACAGCGGCTTTTAAGGCGGTGTGTTCTGTTATAGATTTAAAGCTTGACGACTTTGTTATGATTTTAAAGAGTCAAGACCTTGGCGTAGTATCCAAGGTTGTCAAGGTTCCTATTGACTTAACAATGATTGAGTTTATGTTATGGTGTAAGGATGGACAGGTTCAAACCTTCTACCCTCGACTCCAGGCTTCTGCAGATTGGAAACCTGGTCATGCAATGCCATCCCTCTTTAAAGTTCAAAATGTAAACCTTGAACGTTGTGAGCTTGCTAATTACAAGCAATCTATTCCTATGCCTCGCGGTGTGCACATGAACATCGCTAAATATATGCAATTGTGCCAGTATTTAAATACTTGCACATTAGCCGTGCCTGCCAATATGCGTGTTATACATTTTGGCGCTGGTTCTGATAAAGGTATCGCTCCTGGTACCTCAGTTTTACGACAGTGGCTTCCTACAGATGCCATTATTATAGATAATGATTTAAATGAGTTCGTGTCAGATGCTGACATAACTTTATTTGGAGATTGTGTAACTGTACGTGTCGGCCAACAAGTGGATCTTGTTATTTCCGACATGTATGATCCTACTACTAAGAATGTAACAGGTAGTAATGAGTCAAAGGCTTTATTCTTTACTTACCTGTGTAACCTCATTAATAATAATCTTGCTCTTGGTGGGTCTGTTGCTATTAAAATAACAGAACACTCTTGGAGCGTTGAACTTTATGAACTTATGGGAAAATTTGCTTGGTGGACTGTTTTCTGCACCAATGCAAATGCATCCTCATCTGAAGGATTCCTCTTAGGTATTAATTACTTGGGTACTATTAAAGAAAATATAGATGGTGGTGCTATGCACGCCAACTATATATTTTGGAGAAATTCCACTCCTATGAATCTGAGTACTTACTCACTTTTTGATTTATCCAAGTTTCAATTAAAATTAAAAGGAACACCAGTTCTTCAATTAAAGGAGAGTCAAATTAACGAACTCGTAATATCTCTCCTGTCGCAGGGTAAGTTACTTATCCGTGACAATGATACACTCAGTGTTTCTACTGATGTTCTTGTTAACACCTACAGAAAGTTACGTTGATGTAGGGCCAGATTCTGTTAAGTCTGCTTGTATTGAGGTTGATATACAACAGACTTTCTTTGATAAAACTTGGCCTAGGCCAATTGATGTTTCTAAGGCTGACGGTATTATATACCCTCAAGGCCGTACATATTCTAACATAACTATCACTTATCAAGGTCTTTTTCCCTATCAGGGAGACCATGGTGATATGTATGTTTACTCTGCAGGACATGCTACAGGCACAACTCCACAAAAGTTGTTTGTAGCTAACTATTCTCAGGACGTCAAACAGTTTGCTAATGGGTTTGTCGTCCGTATAGGAGCAGCTGCCAATTCCACTGGCACTGTTATTATTAGCCCATCTACCAGCGCTACTATACGAAAAATTTACCCTGCTTTTATGCTGGGTTCTTCAGTTGGTAATTTCTCAGATGGTAAAATGGGCCGCTTCTTCAATCATACTCTAGTTCTTTTGCCCGATGGATGTGGCACTTTACTTAGAGCTTTTTATTGTATTCTAGAGCCTCGCTCTGGAAATCATTGTCCTGCTGGCAATTCCTATACTTCTTTTGCCACTTATCACACTCCTGCAACAGATTGTTCTGATGGCAATTACAATCGTAATGCCAGTCTGAACTCTTTTAAGGAGTATTTTAATTTACGTAACTGCACCTTTATGTACACTTATAACATTACCGAAGATGAGATTTTAGAGTGGTTTGGCATTACACAAACTGCTCAAGGTGTTCACCTCTTCTCATCTCGGTATGTTGATTTGTACGGCGGCAATATGTTTCAATTTGCCACCTTGCCTGTTTATGATACTATTAAGTATTATTCTATCATTCCTCACAGTATTCGTTCTATCCAAAGTGATAGAAAAGCTTGGGCTGCCTTCTACGTATATAAACTTCAACCGTTAACTTTCCTGTTGGATTTTTCTGTTGATGGTTATATACGCAGAGCTATAGACTGTGGTTTTAATGATTTGTCACAACTCCACTGCTCATATGAATCCTTCGATGTTGAATCTGGAGTTTATTCAGTTTCGTCTTTCGAAGCAAAACCTTCTGGCTCAGTTGTGGAACAGGCTGAAGGTGTTGAATGTGATTTTTCACCTCTTCTGTCTGGCACACCTCCTCAGGTTTATAATTTCAAGCGTTTGGTTTTTACCAATTGCAATTATAATCTTACCAAATTGCTTTCACTTTTTTCTGTGAATGATTTTACTTGTAGTCAAATATCTCCAGCAGCAATTGCTAGCAACTGTTATTCTTCACTGATTTTGGATTACTTTTCATACCCACTTAGTATGAAATCCGATCTCAGTGTTAGTTCTGCTGGTCCAATATCCCAGTTTAATTATAAACAGTCCTTTTCTAATCCCACATGTTTGATTTTAGCGACTGTTCCTCATAACCTTACTACTATTACTAAGCCTCTTAAGTACAGCTATATTAACAAGTGCTCTCGTCTTCTTTCTGATGATCGTACTGAAGTACCTCAGTTAGTGAACGCTAATCAATACTCACCCTGTGTATCCATTGTCCCATCCACTGTGTGGGAAGACGGTGATTATTATAGGAAACAACTATCTCCACTTGAAGGTGGTGGCTGGCTTGTTGCTAGTGGCTCAACTGTTGCCATGACTGAGCAATTACAGATGGGCTTTGGTATTACAGTTCAATATGGTACAGACACCAATAGTGTTTGCCCCAAGCTTGAATTTGCTAATGACACAAAAATTGCCTCTCAATTAGGCAATTGCGTGGAATATTCCCTCTATGGTGTTTCGGGCCGTGGTGTTTTTCAGAATTGCACAGCTGTAGGTGTTCGACAGCAGCGCTTTGTTTATGATGCGTACCAGAATTTAGTTGGCTATTATTCTGATGATGGCAACTACTACTGTTTGCGTGCTTGTGTTAGTGTTCCTGTTTCTGTCATCTATGATAAAGAAACTAAAACCCACGCTACTCTATTTGGTAGTGTTGCATGTGAACACATTTCTTCTACCATGTCTCAATACTCCCGTTCTACGCGATCAATGCTTAAACGGCGAGATTCTACATATGGCCCCCTTCAGACACCTGTTGGTTGTGTCCTAGGACTTGTTAATTCCTCTTTGTTCGTAGAGGACTGCAAGTTGCCTCTTGGTCAATCTCTCTGTGCTCTTCCTGACACACCTAGTACTCTCACACCTCGCAGTGTGCGCTCTGTTCCAGGTGAAATGCGCTTGGCATCCATTGCTTTTAATCATCCTATTCAGGTTGATCAACTTAATAGTAGTTATTTTAAATTAAGTATACCCACTAATTTTTCCTTTGGTGTGACTCAGGAGTACATTCAGACAACCATTCAGAAAGTTACTGTTGATTGTAAACAGTACGTTTGCAATGGTTTCCAGAAGTGTGAGCAATTACTGCGCGAGTATGGCCAGTTTTGTTCCAAAATAAACCAGGCTCTCCATGGTGCCAATTTACGCCAGGATGATTCTGTACGTAATTTGTTTGCGAGCGTGAAAAGCTCTCAATCATCTCCTATCATACCAGGTTTTGGAGGTGACTTTAATTTGACACTTCTAGAACCTGTTTCTATATCTACTGGCAGTCGTAGTGCACGTAGTGCTATTGAGGATTTGCTATTTGACAAAGTCACTATAGCTGATCCTGGTTATATGCAAGGTTACGATGATTGCATGCAGCAAGGTCCAGCATCAGCTCGTGATCTTATTTGTGCTCAATATGTGGCTGGTTACAAAGTATTACCTCCTCTTATGGATGTTAATATGGAAGCCGCGTATACTTCATCTTTGCTTGGCAGCATAGCAGGTGTTGGCTGGACTGCTGGCTTATCCTCCTTTGCTGCTATTCCATTTGCACAGAGTATCTTTTATAGGTTAAACGGTGTTGGCATTACTCAACAGGTTCTTTCAGAGAACCAAAAGCTTATTGCCAATAAGTTTAATCAGGCTCTGGGAGCTATGCAAACAGGCTTCACTACAACTAATGAAGCTTTTCAGAAGGTTCAGGATGCTGTGAACAACAATGCACAGGCTCTATCCAAATTAGCTAGCGAGCTATCTAATACTTTTGGTGCTATTTCCGCCTCTATTGGAGACATCATACAACGTCTTGATGTTCTCGAACAGGACGCCCAAATAGACAGACTTATTAATGGCCGTTTGACAACACTAAATGCTTTTGTTGCACAGCAGCTTGTTCGTTCCGAATCAGCTGCTCTTTCCGCTCAATTGGCTAAAGATAAAGTCAATGAGTGTGTCAAGGCACAATCCAAGCGTTCTGGATTTTGCGGTCAAGGCACACATATAGTGTCCTTTGTTGTAAATGCCCCTAATGGCCTTTACTTCATGCATGTTGGTTATTACCCTAGCAACCACATTGAGGTTGTTTCTGCTTATGGTCTTTGCGATGCAGCTAACCCTACTAATTGTATAGCCCCTGTTAATGGCTACTTTATTAAAACTAATAACACTAGGATTGTTGATGAGTGGTCATATACTGGCTCGTCCTTCTATGCACCTGAGCCCATTACCTCCCTTAATACTAAGTATGTTGCACCACAGGTGACATACCAAAACATTTCTACTAACCTCCCTCCTCCTCTTCTCGGCAATTCCACCGGGATTGACTTCCAAGATGAGTTGGATGAGTTTTTCAAAAATGTTAGCACCAGTATACCTAATTTTGGTTCCCTAACACAGATTAATACTACATTACTCGATCTTACCTACGAGATGTTGTCTCTTCAACAAGTTGTTAAAGCCCTTAATGAGTCTTACATAGACCTTAAAGAGCTTGGCAATTATACTTATTACAACAAATGGCCGTGGTACATTTGGCTTGGTTTCATTGCTGGGCTTGTTGCCTTAGCTCTATGCGTCTTCTTCATACTGTGCTGCACTGGTTGTGGCACAAACTGTATGGGAAAACTTAAGTGTAATCGTTGTTGTGATAGATACGAGGAATACGACCTCGAGCCGCATAAGGTTCATGTTCACTAATTAACGAACTATTAATGAGAGTTCAAAGACCACCCACTCTCTTGTTAGTGTTTTCACTCTCTCTTTTGGTCACTGCATCCTCAAAACCTCTCTATGTACCTGAGCATTGTCAGAATTATTCTGGTTGCATGCTTAGGGCTTGTATTAAAACTGCCCAAGCTGATACAGCTGGTCTTTATACAAATTTTCGAATTGACGTCCCATCTGCAGAATCAACTGGTACTCAATCAGTTTCTGTCGATCTTGAGTCAACTTCAACTCATGATGGTCCTACCGAACATGTTACTAGTGTGAATCTTTTTGACGTTGGTTACTCAGTTAATTAACGAACTCTATGGATTACGTGTCTCTGCTTAATCAAATTTGGCAGAAGTACCTTAACTCACCGTATACTACTTGTTTGTACATCCCTAAACCCACAGCTAAGTATACACCTTTAGTTGGCACTTCATTGCACCCTGTGCTGTGGAACTGTCAGCTATCCTTTGCTGGTTATACTGAATCTGCTGTTAATTCTACAAAAGCTTTGGCCAAACAGGACGCAGCTCAGCGAATCGCTTGGTTGCTACATAAGGATGGAGGAATCCCTGATGGATGTTCCCTCTACCTCCGGCACTCAAGTTTATTCGCGCAAAGCGAGGAAGAGGAGCCATTCTCCAACTAAGAAACTGCGCTACGTTAAGCGTAGATTTTCTCTTCTGCGCCATGAAGACCTTAGTGTTATTGTCCAACCAACACACTATGTCAGGGTTACATTTTCAGACCCCAACATGTGGTATCTACGTTCGGGTCATCATTTACACTCAGTTCACAATTGGCTTAAACCTTATGGCGGCCAACCTGTTTCTGAGTACCATATTACTCTAGCTTTGCTAAATCTCACTGATGAAGATTTAGCTAGAGATTTTTCACCCATTGCGCTCTTTTTGCGCAATGTCAGATTTGAGCTACATGAGTTCGCCTTGCTGCGCAAAACTCTTGTTCTTAATGCATCAGAGATCTACTGTGCTAACATACATAGATTTAAGCCTGTGTATAGAGTTAACACGGCAATCCCTACTATTAAGGATTGGCTTCTCGTTCAGGGATTTTCCCTTTACCATAGTGGCCTCCCTTTACATATGTCAATCTCTAAATTGCATGCACTGGATGATGTTACTCGCAATTACATCATTACAATGCCATGCTTTAGAACTTACCCTCAACAAATGTTTGTTACTCCTTTGGCCGTAGATGTTGTCTCCATACGGTCTTCCAATCAGGGTAATAAACAAATTGTTCATTCTTATCCCATTTTACATCATCCAGGATTTTAACGAACTATGGCTTTCTCGGCGTCTTTATTTAAACCCGTCCAGCTAGTCCCAGTTTCTCCTGCATTTCATCGCATTGAGTCTACTGACTCTATTGTTTTCACATACATTCCTGCTAGCGGCTATGTAGCTGCTTTAGCTGTCAATGTGTGTCTCATTCCCCTATTATTACTGCTACGTCAAGATACTTGTCGTCGCAGCATTATCAGAACTATGGTTCTCTATTTCCTTGTTCTGTATAACTTTTTATTAGCCATTGTACTAGTCAATGGTGTACATTATCCAACTGGAAGTTGCCTGATAGCCTTCTTAGTTATCCTCATAATACTTTGGTTTGTAGATAGAATTCGTTTCTGTCTCATGCTGAATTCCTACATTCCACTGTTTGACATGCGTTCCCACTTTATTCGTGTTAGTACAGTTTCTTCTCATGGTATGGTCCCTGTAATACACACCAAACCATTATTTATTAGAAACTTCGATCAGCGTTGCAGCTGTTCTCGTTGTTTTTATTTGCACTCTTCCACTTATATAGAGTGCACTTATATTAGCCGTTTTAGTAAGATTAGCCTAGTTTCTGTAACTGACTTCTCCTTAAACGGCAATGTTTCCACTGTTTTCGTGCCTGCAACGCGCGATTCAGTTCCTCTTCACATAATCGCCCCGAGCTCGCTTATCGTTTAAGCAGCTCTGCGCTACTATGGGTCCCGTGTAGAGGCTAATCCATTAGTCTCTCTTTGGACATATGGAAAACGAACTATGTTACCCTTTGTCCAAGAACGAATAGGGTTGTTCATAGTAAACTTTTTCATTTTTACCGTAGTATGTGCTATAACACTCTTGGTGTGTATGGCTTTCCTTACGGCTACTAGATTATGTGTGCAATGTATGACAGGCTTCAATACCCTGTTAGTTCAGCCCGCATTATACTTGTATAATACTGGACGTTCAGTCTATGTAAAATTCCAGGATAGTAAACCCCCTCTACCACCTGACGAGTGGGTTTAACGAACTCCTTCATAATGTCTAATATGACGCAACTCACTGAGGCGCAGATTATTGCCATTATTAAAGACTGGAACTTTGCATGGTCCCTGATCTTTCTCTTAATTACTATCGTACTACAGTATGGATACCCATCCCGTAGTATGACTGTCTATGTCTTTAAAATGTTTGTTTTATGGCTCCTATGGCCATCTTCCATGGCGCTATCAATATTTAGCGCCGTTTATCCAATTGATCTAGCTTCCCAGATAATCTCTGGCATTGTAGCAGCTGTTTCAGCTATGATGTGGATTTCCTACTTTGTGCAGAGTATCCGGCTGTTTATGAGAACTGGATCATGGTGGTCATTCAATCCTGAGACTAATTGCCTTTTGAACGTTCCATTTGGTGGTACAACTGTCGTACGTCCACTCGTAGAGGACTCTACCAGTGTAACTGCTGTTGTAACCAATGGCCACCTCAAAATGGCTGGCATGCATTTCGGTGCTTGTGACTACGACAGACTTCCTAATGAAGTCACCGTGGCCAAACCCAATGTGCTGATTGCTTTAAAAATGGTGAAGCGGCAAAGCTACGGAACTAATTCCGGCGTTGCCATTTACCATAGATATAAGGCAGGTAATTACAGGAGTCCGCCTATTACGGCGGATATTGAACTTGCATTGCTTCGAGCTTAGGCTCTTTAGTAAGAGTATCTTAATTGATTTTAACGAATCTCAATTTCATTGTTATGGCATCCCCTGCTGCACCTCGTGCTGTTTCCTTTGCCGATAACAATGATATAACAAATACAAACCTATCTCGAGGTAGAGGACGTAATCCAAAACCACGAGCTGCACCAAATAACACTGTCTCTTGGTACACTGGGCTTACCCAACACGGGAAAGTCCCTCTTACCTTTCCACCTGGGCAGGGTGTACCTCTTAATGCCAATTCTACCCCTGCGCAAAATGCTGGGTATTGGCGGAGACAGGACAGAAAAATTAATACCGGGAATGGAATTAAGCAACTGGCTCCCAGGTGGTACTTCTACTACACTGGAACTGGACCCGAAGCAGCACTCCCATTCCGGGCTGTTAAGGATGGCATCGTTTGGGTCCATGAAGATGGCGCCACTGATGCTCCTTCAACTTTTGGGACGCGGAACCCTAACAATGATTCAGCTATTGTTACACAATTCGCGCCCGGTACTAAGCTTCCTAAAAACTTCCACATTGAGGGGACTGGAGGCAATAGTCAATCATCTTCAAGAGCCTCTAGCTTAAGCAGAAACTCTTCCAGATCTAGTTCACAAGGTTCAAGATCAGGAAACTCTACCCGCGGCACTTCTCCAGGTCCATCTGGAATCGGAGCAGTAGGAGGTGATCTACTTTACCTTGATCTTCTGAACAGACTACAAGCCCTTGAGTCTGGCAAAGTAAAGCAATCGCAGCCAAAAGTAATCACTAAGAAAGATGCTGCTGCTGCTAAAAATAAGATGCGCCACAAGCGCACTTCCACCAAAAGTTTCAACATGGTGCAAGCTTTTGGTCTTCGCGGACCAGGAGACCTCCAGGGAAACTTTGGTGATCTTCAATTGAATAAACTCGGCACTGAGGACCCACGTTGGCCCCAAATTGCTGAGCTTGCTCCTACAGCCAGTGCTTTTATGGGTATGTCGCAATTTAAACTTACCCATCAGAACAATGATGATCATGGCAACCCTGTGTACTTCCTTCGGTACAGTGGAGCCATTAAACTTGACCCAAAGAATCCCAACTACAATAAGTGGTTGGAGCTTCTTGAGCAAAATATTGATGCCTACAAAACCTTCCCTAAGAAGGAAAAGAAACAAAAGGCACCAAAAGAAGAATCAACAGACCAAATGTCTGAACCTCCAAAGGAGCAGCGTGTGCAAGGTAGCATCACTCAGCGCACTCGCACCCGTCCAAGTGTTCAGCCTGGTCCAATGATTGATGTTAACACTGATTAGTGTCACTCAAAGTAACAAGATCGCGGCAATCGTTTGTGTTTGGCAACCCCATCTCACCATCGCTTGTCCACTCTTGCACAGAATGGAATCATGTTGTAATTACAGTGCAATAAGGTAATTATAACCCATTTAATTGATAGCTATGCTTTATTAAAGTGTGTAGCTGTAGAGAGAATGTTAAAGACTGTCACCTCTGCTTGATTGCAAGTGAACAGTGCCCCCCGGGAAGAGCTCTACAGTGTGAAATGTAAATAAAAAATAGCTATTATTCAATTAGATTAGGCTAATTAGATGATTTGCAAAAAAAAAAAA